CCGGCCCGCCATAGGTGGTGAAGGTGTCAAACGTGCCCAAGGGAAAGGCAATGCCGTCGCCCGCTGGGATCAACCGTTCTGCCGTCCCATTCGAGAGAGTGACAGAGCCGTTGTACTCTTCAAAAAGAACGCCTGCGAACGGAAACGCGCGGCGCATGTCTTCGCGCAAGGGCTGCCCGCCGGTGGCGGAGAAGAACTTGTAGGCTTCTTCGGTTTTGGGATGGCTGATCAGCTTGTCAAAGAACTCCGAGCTGACCAGCGCATGCGAGGTGGTCATGGTCTCGCCCAAAAGGTTGTCCTCAATCGCGCGTAGCACACCGCGGACTTTTCCCTGCACGTTTGTGCCCGCAGTGCCAAAGACAAAGTCGATGGCAAGTTGCTCAAGGCCAAACTCGGAGAAGTAATTGTAAAGCGTGGTGCCAGCACCATCCTTCACAATGCCGCGCAGCGCGTTCATCTCCATATATTCGCGGGTCTGGGCATGCTTGCGCCGCATCAGCTGCAGCTTGCGGTTCATCACCTCAACCAGCGGGTCGGCTGCGTCCGAGACGCCGAGTGCGGGCATGCCCTGAATATCCGAAGGCAGGATCACATCATCATGCGGTATCCAAGGCAGCGCGAATGAGCGCATGGAGCGGGCCTCACGATTGCCGACGGTGGCAGGGGCACCGAGGGGGACCGAGGGCAGGAGGCTCAACACGCCTTGGTGCTGTTCGATCACGATGGCGCGTTGCGAGACACCCTCAAAGCGAAAGAGGCCGATCTGGCCAAGGCGGGTGTAGAGGTTGGGCAGGATGTTGATCGCCTGCGTCATCTCGGCGAGCGAATAGCCGCCCGCGTCAAATGGGTTACGGGTGAGGGTCATGGGAAACTCCAGCAAAAAGGGTGGGGATAGCCTTGGTTTGGGGATCATGGGCAGCGAAGCCGCCCGGCTGATGCGCCGTTGCGCGATCTGGATTAAGCGGTATCACGCGGAATGATGCCAAGGGCTGCGAGCTGGCCGTGCTTGGTCGCGGTTTTGGCGGCATCATCGACGGTGGTGTCAAAGACGAGGGCGGCTTTGGAGACGATGGCGGGGCCGCGCGCGATGATAAGGCCGGTGCCATCAGCGCCAGAGGCATCGACCGGGTAGAGCAGCATGGCGGCAGCTGTCTGCGCGCCATCCGTACCGCCGGAGGTGGCCAGCTTGTATTTACCACTCGCGGTGATGCGGCCCAGCACAGCACCCACGGGATAAATGGTTCCTGCCAGCAGAGTGACGGTCTCGCGGGTATAATTTGGGTTCAGTTCATACTTGAGGATATCGCCCAAGCTGGGCGGTTGGGTCAGGACAGTCATGTCGGGGATCCTTCTGGGGATGGAGGCATAAGCAATTCACCGCTGGGCAGGAGCGGTGGGATTTTAAGATGGTCGTGAGAGTGTGACGGCTGTGGAACCGCTCAGCGTTTTGCGCCGGAGGCAGCGGCGCGTTTGGCTGCGGCAACAATAGGGCTTTCACTGTTCGAAGAAACCGCCGGGGCTGGGGTGATTGCCACCACATCCCGCGCATCGGTTGTGGCCGCCGCGTGCTCCAACACTGAACGGCGCAGCGCCGCAGGCGTGGTGCCCTCCCTCAGGGCTTTTGCTGCATCGATAGTAACGCCAAGCCGTCCCGCTTGCGCTGCAATCTCGGTGATCTCTGCCGCTTCAAGGCGAAGCTGGGCGGAAAGTTCGGCCCGCAGGGATGTCTGAAGGGCGGAGGTGGTGTCAGTCTTTGGTGAGTTTGATGCTGCGGGAGGGGCTGCGAGCGATTGGGAAACAAGGGCTGTAGTGGGCGGCGCTTGGGGATCCGTGCCGCCATTTGTGGCAATATCACTCTGCGTTTGGCTGTCTTGAGCTTCATCGGGGACGGGTTCAGTCTGTGGCAAGGTGTCGTTGCGCATGAGAGGATCCTTTCGGGATTGAATTTGGGCCGTGGTGGCCACGCGGGATGGGAGGGTTGCGCGGATGGAAGACAAGCTTTGTCGAAAACTGGCAAACCCACGCGCAAGATCGATGACTTCGTCGGCAAGACCCGCCGTCACAGCCTCGGTCCCGCGAAAGCTGGCGGCCTCGGTGGCGAGTGCGGCCTCTTGGCTAAGCCGCGCGCCGCGTCCCGCGGCCACTGTTTCCGCAAAGAGAAACCGCAGCACCTCGATTTCGCGCTGAATGTCGTCTTGGATATCAGCGGGCAGGGGCGTGTAGGGATTGGCATCAACCTTGTGCGATCCTGCGTGGATCAGCGTGACGCGCACCCCGTCTTGATCCAGCTGCCCGCTGAGATCGGCGTGCATCACCACAACACCGATGCTGCCCACCGCCCCGGTGCGCGGCAGCAAGATGCGGTCGGCCTGGCTGGCCAGCGCATAACTGGCCGAGAAGGCGTGTTCTGCCACAAAAGCCCAGACGGGCTTGCTAGCGCGAACCGCACGAATACGATCTGCGAGGTCAAAAACACCCGCAACCTCGCCGCCAAAGCTGTCAATTTCCAATGCAAGCCCGAGCACGGACGGGTCGCTTGCTGCCGCCTCGATCTGGGCCGCGATCCCCTCATAGCTGGTCTGGCCCGAGGACTGTCCGATCCAGCCCCCACGATGGATTAGCACGCCAGAAATTTCAATCACAGCGATGCCATCCACCACCGCGTAGGGGGCCTCACCATGCTGGCGGTAATCGTCCAGCATCACACCTGCCAAAATGCTGGCACGCGCTGTTGGCGGATGGGCGCTGTGCAACGCGAGGCCCTGATAAGTTGTCTCAACCTGCCGCCCGAGGATACGTGGCCCAAGGCCGGAGAGAAACGCCATGGCTTTGGAGGGCTCAACCAGCAGCGGCGTGTTGAAGGCGCGCGCGGCAATGCGGGCATGCAGCATCAGGTCTGGTCCTCAGGCTTGCGCGAAGGGTCTTGCGCGTCATCGGTTTCATCTGTTGGATCGCTGTCGTCGTTTTCGTCTCCATTTTCATCCGGGCCCGGCAAAGCCTGCACACCTTGCGCGGGCGATCCGGGGCGGCGGAAGTCGAGGCCGAGCAATCGCTCGCGGCTGCGTTCGGCGGCGATTTCGCGGTCGACCTGTTCTGCGTCATAGCCGCGCTCGGCGATGGCTTGGGTGCGGGATTTGAGCCCTGCCTCGATCTGAGCGATTTCGGCATTGGCATCCTTCAGGGGATCAACCCAATCCCATTTGGTGGGGAGCCAGTTGGCCGCAAGGAACTGCGACCGGTTGGCCTCATAGCCGGGCAGAACCAATGCGCCCGATAGCACGGCAGCGTCCATCCAGCGCGCATAGACGGGACGGCAAAGTTGAAAGACCATCACAGAGTGCTGCCAGGCCGAAACGCGACGCCGAAATTCGATAAGGGCTAGTCGCGAGTTCGAAAAGTTCCCCTTCACCATGTCATTGGTCAGATAAGGATAAGGAATGCCCAGCGCCGAGGCGACCTGCAGCAGCGTGCGGTATTGGAACGGCTCGTAGGTTGCCCCTGAATCTGCAGGCTGGCCCACGGTCACATCCTCGCCCGGATCCAGCCGCACGACCTGGCCGGGGCTAATTTCGAAGCCGCCCAGCATGTCGTCATCCTCGGACGGCAGCAGGGGGTTTTCTGGGGCAGGGGAGGTCACAAACATCGCATACATCGCGGCGACCTTTTTGCGGTCCAGCTCGGCATCGTCGTATTGATCGAGCAAAAACAGCTTCACGATGGCCGGTGCCAGCTTCGAGACCCCACGCAGTTGCCCCGCTTCAACCGGATCGATCACATGGATGACCTCGCTTGCTGGAACCCGCACCATTTCGCCCGCCAGCCCCGGATCGGTGCTATCGCCGGGGTGCCGCCGGAAGAAGTGATAGGCCACGCGCCGCCCAACCCGGTCGAACTCGATCCCCTGACGGATGGCATTACCGTTACCAGCCATTCCCGTTTGGTGCAGCGGCAACATCTCGGCGGGCAACATCTGCAGCTGCAAGGGAACTGATAATCCGTCGCTGCTGCGCCGTGGCCTGATCCGGAAGAAGACCTCACCGGCCAGAAACACCTCACGTGCCGCCCGCCGCTGCAACCCGTAGAAATCAGTCAGACCTTCGCTGTCAGCCTCATCTGTCCAAGCCAGCCAAAGACGCTGCAGCTCTTCCTTGCGCGCCGCGTCCGCAATTTGCGAGATTGGTTTGATCCCGTCGCCGACAGTATTTGCGGCCCAGCTTTCAACAGCATTGGCCGCATAGCCATTATTGCGCACCAACCAGCGGGCGCGGGCTGTGATATCGGGCCCAGACGCCGCAATCAGCGCATTCACATGGGCGCGCGTCGCCTGAAACCCGCGCAGACGGCGATGATGCTGGCCTGCATCAAAGCCACCGACAAAAGCCCCGAGGCGCTGCCGCCAGTTCATAGGTCCTTCACCGCATGGGGGCGCAGGATACGCCCAGCGCCGCGCTCAAGTTTCGCAATGCGGCGTTCGATGTCCCCTATCGCAGCGGCCAGCTCAGCATCAGTGCCATAGGTCAGGGTCTTGCCATCATAGCTTACAGAGCGTGTGCCGCTGTAGCGCGCAGTCAACAGCGCGCTGTGGCGGGATTTGAGATCATCGAGGGTCATTGCGTACTCGCTATTCCATGTATTTGGGCGTGCTTACCCGCCAGCCCCGCTTGCGCGGAGCGGCGATCCGCCCGGCCTGAGGCTCGGACGGTGTGTCAGTGTCGGCTTTGGTGGCAGCCGTGAGGGTCTCTACCCCGGCTTGTTTTTCGAGTTGTCGCCACATCCGCTCATCGAAGCGGTCGGCCCCTATGATCCAGACGGCGGCACGGGCATAAACCCGAGTATCCAGCGCCTCGTTGCGTTCGCGCATCTTTTGCCATTCTTGGCGCGCGTAGCCCCGCTTGTTGCGGATCGTGACCAGTTGCTCGGCCACCAGCTGTTTCAGCCATTCGCTGTCTGCCCAGTCTGGCAGGTGGATCGTGCCCGCAGGATTTGACGTGCCACTGGCGCGGTCTTCATCATTGGGCCGCTCCAGCCGCAGATATCGATAGGTCTCCGCCTTGAAAGTGGCGGTGGCCACCGTCCAGAGACGCGCGCCCCGCTTGAACTTTCGACCGTTTACTGTCGCATCAACAAAGGTTGGCCCAGAGACCGGCGTTGTACGGTTGAAGCCTTCCACGCCTTTGACGGGGGCCACCTGTGCGATGCCTTGGGTGCGGGCCCAAGCGTAGACGGCTGCCGTTTCATACCCTGTGTCGATGGCCAGCTTCGCCAGGGGCATGACAGCGCCGTGTTCATGAACCCATGTCTGGCCAAGAAGGGCCGTCAGCTTGTCCCAGCAGGCAGGATCATCCGGCCCGCCAGGAATGACGATGTGATCGACAAGCCAGCTTTCCAAACCACGGCCCCAGGCCCAGACATCGACCTCGATGCGGTCCTTCTGCACGTCCGCCCCAGCGGTCAGGAACAGTCCTCGCGCTGGGATTTGGGCCACGAACGTCTCGCGGCGATCAGCAAGGCGCTGCCATTCCGGTGCATCGCCGCTTTCAACCCATGTCTCGCCCAGCAGGGTGTTGCGCGCAGCGCGCAGCATCTCTTCCGAGCCTTGGGCCGCCAGCCATTCGCGCGCGATCTGCTGCCAGCTCTTCCAGCCCAAAGGCGAATAGAGCGCGGAGATATGGAAGCCGATGGAATGCGGGTCGGACGACACGGCCGTTGCGCGCCATTCGCCGCGCTCCAGCATCTGCGTCTTGTGGTGCTCGGCGATGGGCTTCTCACAACCCTCGCAATGATAGGCGGCGGTGTCGGGTCGCCCTTTGTCCCAGCGCAGGCGCTCAAACTGCAGCCATTG